ATGAATAAGCTTTTCAGGTTTATTAAGTTTTTGTTGGTTTTTTTAATAACTGTTGCAGCTAACGGATTTATAATTTTTCTACTCAAATTAGCAGAACTCACTACATTAGGTGCGTTAGGAGTTTATGCCTTAATACTTACAATAGTTCCCGGAACCAGCTTAGTAAGAGAGAAATTGCAATATGTGGAATTTAGAGGCCAAAAAATTGACTTCTGGTTTTTATCTAGTGTCGCAGTAGCATTTGTATCAATACCAGTTGCTGTATTTGATAAAGCATCAAACATACATGACAGATGGGGTTACGGAATAGTAGGATTCATCGTACTAATTTCAATTGTTTTTTATCATTTAGTGAAAGCTAAATGCAAAAAAACAAAAAAAGCCCCATAAGGGGCTTTCTTAGCTTCCGCCAACCATGATAAGCAGTACTTGCAGTAGCTGCCCCAATGGAACTTGAATCACTACAATACCGAAAGCATCCAGTACTGGAACGATAATCCAGTTGTAGAGAATGATTAGGGTAATCACAAATCCTAAAGCGTTACGCCAGTGAAAGGTTACTTTCTCAATCTCTTCTTTGTTGGTTTCAATTTGCCCATCCGCTTTAGTTTGGGTTACTTCTTTTTCGATAGTCTTCTTCTTTAGAAAGAAGTCCATTCCTGTTTTTACTAGCTCAATTAGAATACTAATCATTTTGTATCATCCTTTAGTATCTGACAAACACAAGAATATACGCGATGACCTTTGAAAATATGGTTAAAAGAATATAGTACCTTTACTTCTACAATTTCTTTGAGTAGCTCAATTGCAATAACATCATCATCGTTTACACGTGGTGTGTCATCATGATTGAAGCTGTACACTACTAAGTCCCCATACTCTTTATCTACTTTCTTTTTTATATATTTACTTCCAGATAGTGCATTATCGTAAGGTAAAGTAACACTTACTGGTTGAATGGATTGAAAAGAAAAATCTGATAATACAGAGTGATCGAAACAGGGGAATTGTTCTAAGTCATTCATCTTAATTTCTCCAACGGTAATCAAAAGTACCGCGTAGCTTTCTTAATTGTTCTATTACTTTTTGTTCGGTTTCATCATAAAAATCAAAAATACGCTTCCTTCCTACTGAACCGTAGTAACCAATAACTCTCTTTTCACGTGCCAGTTTAGGGTTACGCTTTGTAGATTTTTTAGTAGTGTCGATAAGATATATATTCCCGTTTTTACTTTTGACCTTCTTATATTTATTATTCTTAGTCCTGGAACGTAGTTGAAGGATGTTACCCTGTTTCGTTAACCTTGCATTCTGAGTAGGAATCATTTTTGATTCTGGATTATGTGAATACTTAGGATCTAAGATGTACTTCAAATAAGAAGATTGATTAGGCAGTACTATAATCTGGTTGACAGTCTCAAAATCATTAACCTTCCTATATTTAAAAATCATACTTCTACCTGTGAACGGTACTACCCCACCCTTCACTTCTTGATTAATTTTAATCTGCATCTGATTAGTTACAGTACGCATTCTAGTACTTAATTCTTTCTTAAATTGTTGCCCGATCTTAGGGCTATTATTGTTTATGAATCTATTCATATCATTGGGACTATTGCCCCTTCGCCATGACATTATTGTAACTCCTCAATTAACGTTTGCAGTACTCCAAAAAGTTTATTGCCGTCTTTTGGTAAACGAGCCTTACACATAACAGCTTTGTTAAGATTATTTGCCTGGAGACCAAAGTAGCAAATCAATGCAGCCTCTATTATTGCAGCCTCATTACTCGTAGGAAAGCACCACAAAACGTACTTCTCATATTCAGCTCCAGCATCGATCATTTGATTAACTGTTTTACTACTGCTTGTATAGCGTTCCCAATCACTACCTTGAGTAGTACTGATTAGCTTTTTAAGATCTTTTAGTTTTTTATAGACGTGCTTCATACCGATGTAAAAACTACCATCATCGAACCTGATAACATATACAAACGCGGCGTACCTTCCGCTATCAACTTCTGACACATCCCATTGCTCTGGATTATTAACATTCCAGCTTTTAGTAATTCTCATAATAAATACTCCCATATGGAATATTTATTAGGAATTACGCAAATGGAATTAAAAGACAGACTCAAGATCTATGAAGGTACTAAAGACTACCAAGCAAAATTTAAGTACTTTAGAAATGGTAAGTTTTACCCCTATGCAGATTCATTAGGAAAAATGACGATTGGTTACGGTCATCTAATCAAGTCCGGTGAAGATTACAGTACTGGACTTACAGAAGCAGAGGCTAATGCACTGCTAGATAAGGATATCGAAATAGCGATTTCACAAGTTAAAACATTGGGGCTGACTCTACCCAGCGACTGGAATGATTTTTTAGTACTAATGATCTTTCAGTTAGGTTTAGGTGGCGTCCAGAAATTCAAAAAATTCTTAGAAGCTTTACGGGTTCAGGACTATCCTGAAGCTGTTAGGCAGGCAAAAGATAGCTTGTGGTATCGTCAGACTCCATTCAGGATTATGGATATGATCGCACATTTAAGAAACAAATAAGGGGCATTATGCCCCTTTTGTGTTTTCTAGAATTGTTAAAATACGTTCTAATTTTAGATTCATCTGGTTTGTTTGATTTTCCAAATTTTTAAGCATTTTTTTCATCTCATCTTGTTCTGCTTCTAAACGTTCAATAGAAGATTCGGCAAGCACAATCTTAGTTTCGATAGTACTTACTCTTTTCTGTAGATCTTGCGTGTCAGAACTCCTGTCACGGTAGATCGTCCATATAAACGAAAGCCCCGCAACAATACATGCTGCAATTGTCCATAAATCCATTATGTACCCCATTTATTATTATTAGAATGGGGCAAATATACCCCATAATATTTATCCATTACTCACCGGATTTTCACCTGCACGATATAACCAAATATCAACCCTGTCACCGACAGAATCACCATATGTTAATGCACAACTACCAGAACGATCATCCTGTGCCATAACATATATGTAATTCATTTTTCCACGCCCTACTGCTGGTATTAATAAATTATCGACTTTATGTGTAAATGGAGCATATTTACCACCTGTGCCAGCGTCATATGAGGCGACTAATCTGTTATCAATACCATCACCACCAACAAATACTTGGTAAAGATTCCATTTAACTGCTGATAAAATCATTTTTATATTGCTATTCATGACACGATCAAAATCTTCGCCATTGATACGTAATACTGTGTAAAGATGGTTAGCAGTAGGTTTACCACCCCAGATATTAGGGCTTGCAGTAATACCCGATGTTTGTGGTCTACATTGATCGCCAAGTATTCTTGCAGCCGATAGAGTACCTCTAATTGTACAGCTATCGTTGATAGTAACGTTATCCAAAGTACCGGAAGTTGCCTGAATATTACCTCTGACATTCACGTTACCGAAGTTTGCAGTACCGTTCTTATTAATCATCCAACCATTAACACCATCCCAATTAGTACTTTGTAGCTGTTGAGATATTTTAGCAGAATCGATAATACCATCCTGGAGGTGAAAATTAAGTACACTTAATTGGGCGATCTTAGAGCTGTCAATTGCGGCGTTTTGTATCTTAGCTCGTGAAACACTTAAATCGTTTATCATTGCCTCATTGATCGAGGCCGTGGCAATGACCGCTGAGTTAATAAAAGTTTTGCCGTTCTGTACTACGAAAGGATAAACCTTATCGCTTAGCTTAGCGGAGTCAGTACTAATGATACTAAAACGATCTGCCATAACCGTAAACACAGAATCTTTTTCATCTGCTGCTAATGCAATACCTGTTACGTTACCATTATTACTTACCTGTACTTGCCAGCGTGAACCAAGTTCATCTACAATCTGTTTCTCTACAATACCAGTAGCTACTTCACTGTTAAGTAGATTATCAATTACATCATCATTTAATTTTGAGTACGGGATCCGTGTATTCTGGTTAAAACCAATAGTAGGCGACCAAACTAATTCATCCTGGCCGAATACATCATATGCAGCTACACGAGCAAACCATGAACCATCATCAATACCGAATGAAGTACTGTAACGGTTAGTACTACTGAAGTACTTAGCACCTGAACTAAATCCCTCATCTAATGCAATCTGCATTACAATACCTGCATAATCCGGTATGTTAGATTCTGTCCAGTCTATGAATACTGAATCAAATCCACTTTTTAGATTAATACCCAATAATTGTGGATGCTGTGGGTTACTAACTTCAATCTGTACTTCTTCTGAATATATACCAGTACCGTAACCATGTGCGATTATACCGAATACTCTGTAACGGTTTAGACCATCACTGGTATTCATTGCAAAAGTATATGTCCAATCGTTAGTAGTGGTATAGTACGATTTAATATACTTGCGGTAACGGTCATACACGCGAATCTCGTAGTACTTGAAGAAGTCTGCAAAGGTTTTACCATTAACAGCTATAGAACTTTGATCATCCCAACGGAAAATAAAATCTTGTGCATAAGTTTGATTTAAACTTAAATCGTCATTTACCATATCGAGATTAGTGATCTTAGGTAAAGCAAAGATTACTTGTGGCATCTGATTATAGATAGCTACTAACTCTGATGAATACCCAAGCGTATTGTATGCCTCAATACCAAAATCGTATTGAACACCATATATAAGATTTAAAATTTCAAAACTGCTGGAGTACTGCCCTACGTGACCAATGTTAATCCATGTATTAGAATCGCTACGCTTGTACCGGATTTTGTAACCTCGTACTGATGTATCTTGACTGATATCCCAGTATAATAGTACTGAATTACCCGAGGCCGTAGCACCTAATCGCTGTGCTCGTAGGTTACTTGGAGGTGCAACGTATGTCGGATTGGGTAAATTAGTTAAACCTTCTTGTGGGAACTTACCAGGGTCTTTGCCCTGATAGATACCGTCATCGTAACTGGTCGCAGTAATCTGGATAATACCCGTTTTATCAACTGTCATTGGTACTGTTCGTGAAACTACACGGTACTTGTTATTTTCAAATCCAGCTTCTTTAAAGCTAATTGTGAAAACATCAAATACTTTCATATCCGTAACGTAAGTATTAAAAGTGATCGTATTGTGAATATACTTGGATTTTAATAGCTCAATATTGCTAAGAGTAGCTAACTGAGTTTTATCCTGAATCCACTTATAGTTTAAGTCTTTCTTGATGATGTAACCATCTCTGACTACCACTTCATTATTAAGGGCATCACTTGGATAACGAATAATATCTTCCGAATAATCATTGTCTGGATTCGTGTAAGTACTGTCCATTGTGTTAACGTATTCAGATTTCGAACCAGTTGTAATATTGACGTTGCCAATAATATTACTTTCGTCAAAATGCTGAACTGCAAGATCTGGTGCATCTACCGTTAGATAAAGCACACCGTTGGATTCATATAGCACGCCACCGAAAGTACTTAAAATAGCTTCAATGTTTTCTTTGAAAGATTTATCGTACTGAATCGCACCATTAGAATAAAAGTGGTTAGCCTTACAATAATTTGCCATATTACGAAAACTTGTAATATCAATATCGTTTGGGTTTAAACCAAAGCCAAATTCCGTGTTAGTTATAAAATCGTATAATTGGCTAGGAGGGTTCGACGTTGGTTTTTTGATATTATCAGTTAAATCATATATGAGACGCCCTTTCATTTCTAAAGAGAGCGTATAGTTCATATTAGGTAAAATCCCATCTATTAGGGAATCGTTAGTTTTTTTGATAACTGTACAAACCTGTACTAAACCATCTCCACGCATTTCATCAGTCCAGCGACTGCCGCCATACTGACGTGCTAATGTCATTGAACCACCATAAGATGGCTTACCAAAACGTACTTCCATTTGAAGATAATTTCTAAATTTTGGAAGCATTAATGATGCAGGTATCTGGCCTTCTGAGGTAATGAATGCCCCATCAACAAGAATCGGTGCGTTATCTATATAAATTTGTTTAATTACACCGCCGCCTTCAGTACCTGCACCTGGTTCAAGGCCGATTTCCCCAATAGCGATAGCGTGTACTGTACATAGCTGATTTGAAGTACCGTTATATACGTTCTGCCATGCAACTATTGACCCTACTTTTACATAAGCTTCATCTAGATTATTTCGATTAGTACCGCCATATACGATGGGTACGCCAGTACTGGGCGAAGATGAGCGTGCGTTGCTACTTCCTGTGCTCGGATAATTAACTCCTGATTGTCCAATATTCATCATCATTGATGAACTAATGTAACTTAATGCTGCTGTACCAATACCGATGGCGACAATCGCCAGTACCGACAAAGAAGCCGCATATGCCGCTGCCGCTGCACTGGCTCCGGCGATGAGGGCGACCCCTAAAGCTGCAATTGCCATATTAATTACTCCCCTGTAAATCTGTATATTTTTTGTTTTTCTATTGGGGAGTAATAAGAAATAAGATACTTAGTTTTATCTTCTGAAAGTACTATGACCTTGCCACGCCAGTACACAGTACTGTGACCTGATGCAATAATAATATCTCCATCTAATGGTTCATTAACTAATGTTCCTTTCTCCTTACATAACCCAAGTAATGTAGGAAATGAGCAATTTTCTCTTGCATATTTTCTACCTGCTGTTGGTGTAGTGTATTTTTGATAGATTTCTTCACGGTAATTTGAACCTGTGATCATATCAATTACTGTGAGTACCATAATGTGACAATCATTCACACCATATACTAATGGCTCCCCTGCCAAAGTACTTAAGTACTCTGTTATAAATCCATTTTTCATTATTTCTTACTACTTTTCCAATTTTGCTCACTTGCATTTAAAATCCCGATTAGGTCAAAGAATTTATCCCCCGGATGCATACTCTGGTGTATGCTAGTACTTGATAGTAAGCGTTGTGTTTGATCTAATTTCTTCCATAAACTAGTTAGGCTTACAGTAGTTTCGTTAGTGGTATTGTTTCCTTGTACGCTAAAGTCAGAACTAAAGTAATCAATATACCCGCTAAAAATCCGATATGCATAGAGAATTGAACCATTGCTAGGATTGACAATAGCCATCCAGATATTAACCTTTGCATCATTCCATAGCCCGCGTAATGCCATTGAAAGATAATCCTGGCTTACGTTACTTACCTTGAATGATGTACCATTGTTGTTTATTTGATTCTTCTCTACATAATTTGCAAAACTTGAATCAAGAAAATCAGGTACTGACTTATAAACGATACCGTTATAATTCTGATCTGCAATTGAGTCTGTAAGATAGATATTGCTGCCTTGAGAGGGAAGTAGATCTACTAGCTTTACTATAATGCCGCACTGGTACAATTCTTTTTCGGTGAGAGTACTTTTATTGTCACCTCTCATCATGTTCCAGTAGTTCACCAGTACTGGATTGTTTAATACATTATTTGGAATTGACATACTACCCCCTGATGTTTTCAGTGGCTTGAATTGTCACTTCCATTACGTTAGTACTAGGATATTGATATGAAGCATTCTGAGGCGTGAGAATGAAAGAGCCTTGTAAGTTTTCATAGTTCAGAACTTCACTTGTCTGAATGGCTCTTGTTAATCCTGGGAATAACGTAATTGAAAAGCCATTGTTACCAACAACTTTATAAAGTTTCTTGTGTCCATTAAATTGTACTAAGCTTCCAACCTCTAAAGTATTTTGCGTCACTGCAATAGTTGTTGCTCCTGCCGCTGCCGCCGCTGTTACCTGAATAGTGCCACTAAAAGAACCAGTATATGATCCCCACCATCCTAGAGGCATATCAAACGGTTTACCTTGTGCATATTGAGCATAGAAGTTTGATAACTCTGCTCGTTTTTTTTTGTTCATTGTGACTTTGAAACTAACAGAATAGTACTGCACACCAACAACACGGGTAATTGTTTCACCTGACCAGGTTTGATTTTGATATTGTGGAATGTTATCAGTTAGCATAAAGTCACTGATCAATGCATTACTTAACATAGTCATATTCCTTTATTAATCAGCCCACTTCCTGTGGGCTGCATTGTATTTACTTGCTTTTGTTTTGAGATTCACGAATAGATTTAATAATAGTCTCGGTGTGTTTATCTAGCATTCGCGTGAAAAGCGAATCGTCAGTACTGGCTTGTGTTTGAATTACTGAACTTTTGTTAGAGATTGTTTTACTCTTGAAAATTCTTTGAATAATGTTCATTTATATATACCTGTAAAATTATGCCCACTTAATGTGGGTTACTTTATATTTATACATTTCTCTTCTGAGACTTACGAATTACTTGAACTAAAGTATCAGCGTGCTTATCACACATGTTTTGAAAATCAGCATCTGAGATTTGACCATTACTATTAATAATTAATGGTGCGTCAATTTTAATATCACCAGTATTGCCACCATCTTGATTGCTCAAGTACTTGGTTAGATCCTGGTTTAGTGATTTACCTACTACCCGTTCTCCTTTCTCAAGGTTGTATGTACCAGTACTAGGTAAGGAATCCCAACCATCATGGGCCTGGCCCTGAATCTTAGTACCTTTGATAGTACTCATGATCTTTGCACCTTCGGCAGCTACTTTAAGGCCAGCAGGTATACCGGCAGGCCATCCAAGTTTCATTGCTTCAGATACACCCTGTTGAATGTTGATCATACTCTGGGCTACTGCGATACCTTTACTGATAGCAAACGCTGCAACGGCTGCGGCATTACTTTCACCGAATGCTCCGGCCATCATTGTTCCAAGATCCTGTGCACCTGCTGCATACATACTTAGCGTTTTGTTTGATGCGTCGATGTTAGCTTGTGCGATCTTGTTACTGGTGGCATCGTTGATTGCTGCCATGCGATCTTGATACTCCTGATACCCCTGTAACTTTGATTCGTACAGCTGCTGATTTAGTGCTAATTCTGCCTGGCCGTCAGTACTGATCTTATCGAGAGTACTTTGGTCTGCTGTCATCTGGAACGGATCGGTAGTATCGATACCTAAACGTTGGTTCTGAGCGTTCTGTATGTCGGTAAGCTGATTACCTGTAATATTATTTCCGCCGATAGCAGAAATATTTTGTGCAAGTTTCTTAGGATCCGACTCGTTCAACATTGATTCAGTCATTTCCTTAAACATACGCTTACGTGATTCGTACTGACCCTTGAGCATCTCGGTTACTTCTGCTTCTGACGTTCCTAGCGTTTTTGCACTGTCCCGGATACGCGTTTCGATAGCATTCTGTTGTTCATTGAACTGTTGTACCTGTACCTGAGCACCAGAACCGGCGATAGAGTTCAACGTTTGATCCAGTACTTTCTGGGCTTGAATGCGTTTAGCATCTGCTTGCTTCTGAGCTGCTTCCGCCTTCTTGGCATCTGCCTCAGCTTTCTTTTTTGCAGCTTCGGCGGCTTTGTCATCTTCAGCAGTTAAACTTTTTACAAGATCCGCACGTTTCTTCTTGTAACCCTCAGTAAGAGTATCGATATCTGCTTTCATAGCAGTACTGTTACCGCTATAGGCTTTAAGTAAACTCTTCTCAATTGCTTCTTTAGTTTGTTTGTACTGTACATCCAGTGCATCGATTGAAGCCTGGGTTGATTGTTTTGCGGTCTGGAAAGTTTTCATAGAAGCAGTGATAGTACTTTTCTCAACACCTTTATTATATTCGGTGATAGTACTTTTAAGATTATCAAGATTGGCCTGAGCAAGCCCTACGGTAAAACTTAGATTATTTGAAAGTTGCTTAGTGTCTTTTTCATTTTGCTGTACTAACTGCCATCCGTAAATAGAACTATTTTTTAGAAGATTTTGTTGTGAATCCTGTTGATACTGTTTAACGAGATCGATACCCTGCTGACCAGTTGCAGCGGCTGCGGCGGCAACAGGCTTACTGTTAAGAATACGTGTCATTAAATTTAAAATATCTGCAAGATTGTTTGCGATTGGTGCAATTGCTGAATTATTCCATTTTTCCCACGCTATAGATAACGTTGCAGTACTGGCACGATACTTTTCAAATGCTGCACTTTGTTCTTCTGTTAGCTGTACTTGTTGAGTACTTAAACGATTAGTATATTCTTGTTCACTATTATACTGTTGAAGTACTGTTAGCCTTTTAGCTGCATCACTCCCCATAGTTTCAAACATATTAACCATTTGAGAAGTACTTGAACCTTGTTCCTTAGCTGCAAAGTAAATCTTTGCATACACATCTTCGCCAGCATCTGCCATATTTTGTAATTCAAGTACATTAAGTTTTAGAGGTTGAATTACATCTGTAAGCATACTACCGGCTGCGTTAGTAAGTGCATCCCCTAATCGGTCTTTTAAATCTTTTTGTTGATCGGCAATATTTTCGATAGTTAAGCCAACTGCGGCATACATGTTTGCCATTTGCTGTAACTGTGTAATTCCCATCTGGGATAAAGAACCAGCCTGAAAGATTTCGAAAGCCTTTTCTGATTGTGCAGAAACTTTTGCCATAGTTGCAGCAATTGCAATACCCGCAACACCTACTGCCCCAGCCAAACTACCTACTGCCATTTGTGTTTGTGACAGTCCAGCAGTAATACCAGTAAATGATCCACCTGCCCTGTTACTAAAATCACCAATACTATTTGCTGCACTCTTTAATGACCGTTGTAAACCCGACTCATCGCCTCTGATTTCAAATATTATTGATTGTGTATTATTTTGTGCCATTTGGTTTTACTCCCATCCATGTGAGCATATTATTTTTTTGTTGTTCTGCGATCCGCTTCTCGCGTTCTGCTTGTTGTTCAGCTACTGTTTTATTAGAAATGATATTCAAGGAATCAAGTTCATGAATACTAAACTTAGGAATATCCTCTTTTCTGATATTGCCAGTACTCAACCATATAGCCTGTAATATTTCAGTATGTCGTATTTGGTCGATCTGAGCCGAATCAGGATTAACAGTCTCGTTAAAGATTAACAAGTAGTAAAAAAGCAAAATGGGCATAGTGCAGAGTTCACCCACACTACACCCATTTTTATTTAGAAGCGACAAACCTAATTTTAGAAACGGATCGCTTCTTACTTTGCCTCTACATCTTCCGGTTTGAAGGCTTCGGCAAAAACTCTACCAATTTCATGATTTAATTTTAGCTGCACTGTCAAATCTACATTCTTTTCAATCTGCTCGACTGAATCAAAAATCTGATTGCCACTTTCATCTACAATACAATGAAAAATTGCTTTGAACGGATCTGCACATTCTGCATTATCCTTAATTGAAGGAAGTTTGATATAAACAGTAACACCTTCGGTAAGCTCAAACGGCGTCAATTTAACGCCAATAACACTCATTAAACTATCAAAGTTCATTTATTATTCTCCAGAGGTTTCGCCAGTAGCTACTGGAGCACCGGTAACGGAGATAACAAAATCACGACTAACAGTACCATCAAAATCACCAGAAATTGCATCTGAACTAACATAACCATTCACAACAGAATAGTAAGAAGGGCCAGTTAGATCAGGACTCTGGAAATAAGTCACTTTTACTTGTACTAGTTGTTGAGAAGATGCAGCGGCTGCAAGTTTTTCCTGGCCTACAGCACCTGGACGCCACAGTACTGAAAGATTAAGATCAGGTACGTTACGACTACCAACTAATTTTTTTGAATATTGTTCACCGAAAACATTTACACTAACTACAGTACTTTCAGCACCTGCGGCAGCGGGAAATGCACTAACATGCTCTACGGTAGTAAAAGATGTAGCCTGACCGCCACCTACTGGAGCATCGGCAATTTCTACTTTAACGTTATTACCAACAAAAATTGAATTAAACATTTTTTATTCCTTTAAAATACGAGGTGAAATTCCTTTTCACCCCTACGTCTTATTTATATATAAAGGTTATAGTACTTCATATAAAGTGCTAAACCTCTTAATAGTTCTCCAGTGTAAAACCCAAAGTACATACTATTATTTTGATCTGTTGTCTCATTACCACTACGGATTGCAGGACACCATGAACCGTTCATTACGTGATTCGGTGTAATAACATCATAGTTATTCTGAATTTCAGTAAAGAGCAATTCTAATAGCTCATGATCTGGATAACCAGCAATTGCCATCATTGAAGCCCCGGCTAACCATAAACCAGACATATGACCTGTGAAACCATCGTAAATTACTTCACCATTGTCTTTGAATCTGGTAGGAGCACATCCATTATTATTTTTCATGAACCACTTTAAGTAGTTCATCCAATTCTGGCAGTACGTTATGATGTTCTGTGGTATTGCATAGTCACCACGTTGATAAAGTTCATGTACTACATCACAGCCTGCAAAAAATGCACGTGGTTCATAACCTGACCAGGCTTCTGCATACCAGTGCTGCATGATAAAAGTATCTGGTTCCTCACCATCAGGTAAGTATGCTAATGCGTCTTGTCTGTTCCATACAAAAGCCTGTGCACATGGGCCTGCTAATGCAGGTTTATATTTATTAGTAAACCAGTTTTGTGCATCACATAGGAAATTAATACTATTTTTTAATCTTGTCTCATCAATTGCAGTACCTTTAAAACACCATATAGCGGGTAATTGATATCCCGGATATGGTAATCCCCGCCAGCCACTATATAACTGAGCATATGGATCTGTGATATTACTGAAAGGTATCAAACCGGGAGTATATGCAAGACTATCTAACATGTACTGCTTGATTGTACAGTCACCCAAACGAGCGGTATAACCATTACCAGTACTATCATTGAATGTCAGATTGAGTAGTACTGAATAATCACCTGTACCGCCATCATCATAAAGTTCTGGCAAATCATTAATACAATACCAGTCAATTCGTCCTGATACCCCATCTACCGGATCATCATCGAGAAGTAAGGTAAATTCTTCACGTCCGGTTAATGTAGGCTGTACTGGTATTAAATCTGGTTGAATCTCTGCCCCATCTTCTGGATCGATTACTAATGGATGGTCTGGTTGATAGCTATTGAGTTTAAAATCAGAAAGTACAAAAATCTTTGTAACCCATTCACCGTTTGTAGCTGGCAACATAGCCCACCAACGCCAGTTGTTATCATCACTGATACGAAAGTTAAAATTATCGTTATAACTTCTGTAAGTGAAAGAAACTATATCCTGCTTTTCATTATCGAAAATGTAGAAACCTACAACCATCCCCCCGTCACTATCCATAGTACTGGAGATTACGTTATCATAGTACTTTCCAGCAATACCGGATTCGTACTGAAGTTTAGTAACAGTATTCGAACCGTAATCACTCACCATGCGTAGATCGGCTGTAAGGTATTGCCCGCCGTCTGGTTTACTGATACGGGTAAAGTGATTCATCGGTACGTTCAATGCGGTGATACTGCCATCTGTAGTAGTGATTGGTAAGCCGCAACGGTACTTAACTGAACCATCTTCTGTTTTAGTTTTATTCACAGTTAATGCCACTGCTAAACTCAAAGCACTACCGGTAGTATCAATACCCCCATATTCAACATAAAAATTACTGGCATTATTGAACTTAAACCATATTGATTGCTGTTCTAATGTTGTCTGTGCTGTTGCACTTTGATTGATGACGATGAACCCTTGCTCATCTCGTGAGTATGTAGCTACCTGATCGCTGGGATAGAAGTAGTCATAGGAGATGCCATCTGTGAACGGCGTAATCGCTGCTGTAGATTTCCTAAAAAATTGATCAAATTTATCAATATCTGAGTAGCCGATACAGGTGATCAATGAGTTCTGCCACGCTAACCAGTACTGACGATCCCCGGTAATGTCCCAGAGTAGTTTTGCCGCCTGACAGAACCAGAGTTCTGCATCAGAGGCGTTATCAGAGAAATCGAGATCACCATAGTTATCGATAGGTACATGTACGGGGCGGTTATGCCATCTTTCATTACGTCCTAAGAGATAACCGCCATGCTCTACCGGATTACGGGTAGCATAGTTGAAACGGTATAGACCATTGATATAAGTATCTTTGAGCTGGACAGTACCGATCTCAGTTGTAAGCCCGGCCTCCAGTACATCACCATTACTATCAACCTTCCGGCCTGTACGGTCTACTATCCAATCTACGTCATATGTAGGTGCTTTGTTGTTCCAGTCAGTACTACCTTCTGAATCCCATGCATATACGGTTGCGTTTACTTGATTCCAGCCCAATGACGCACGTTCTGGAAAGGCGAACCATACAGCGTCTAGATACTCCCCCCAATTAGGTGAACCATGAGGTATCTGTGTACGTCCATTCGTCCAGTTGAATAGTACCCCTTTGAATCCACCATGAGTGGGGTATTCA